TCATAATCTGTGCGGTATCCGAAAGAACTTCAATGGTGTTTGATTCGCTTTCAAAAACACGATCCATCACGAGCAATGCAAAGTTGTATGTCATCAAGTTTCCAGTTGACTGCAAATTGAAGCCATCTGGATACAACCAAACCAAAGGATAATACTCAACATTCTCAACGGTCATATTTGACTGCTGACCAACGCCAAACTTGTGAACCATCTTATGGCTTTCGGCTGCCGTTTGAATCTTTTGGATTATTTGGTTTAGTGTCATTCTTGAGAAATTTGAGAAGTTTGGCTTCGTTGTTTTTTTGCCACTTATTTGTCCTCGTTGGGGAAGTCATAGTTCCAAAAGCAATCTTGAGATGTTGGAAGATAAATACCACCGACAAAAGCGGTGTTCTTTGGTCTGATTGTATCAAATGTACTGCCGGGATTTAAGAACAAAGGATAATCATTGGTGTATGTGCGAAGATAATCCCTCAATCGGTTGGCATAGTATTCCGCTTTATCACGATAACGACCTTCAATCATTGTCATTTCCTCAACTGATACCGCCCTCGCATTGTCACTCTCACGAGATGCAACCGATTTGTTCATCAATTTGAAAGTCATTGGAAGCATTGCTTCAGTCAATGTATAATACTTCAAACAAGGTGCGATGTACGAATCCAAAAGGGTAGTATTCAACTGGGTTAATGTTCCAGCGAATGCCTGTACTTGCAACTCATTGTAAATGCCTGAACCAATCACATCACGGATGTAGATTTCTTGAGCTTCTTTGATTGCTGATTTCAACAATTTATCGTCAACATTCTCATTCAAAGGGGTGTTGTCTTTGAGATAAGTGGTTGAAATGAAATATACAAAATTGGTCATCGTTTGATCCTCCTTAATAATTGTTGAACCCAAATATGTCTACATTGTGGGGTGTTCACATCCAAGACGGGGTTGTGATACCAACCACCTCTTCTCTTCCATACATCGTATCCCAATTGGGTTGACATCGCATTGATATCCTCTCTTGAATATACACGATTGCTTTCTGCAATCTGTCTGCAAAAATCACGAGTTGTATCAATCACCAATGCACCTTGAATCCCAGCGGCTAATCCATAACGATAACGAACCACAATCTCGGTTTCCAATCTCTTTACTTCTTCAACTCCTTTTGGGGTTGTTTCAAGACCGTCTTCGTATGATTTGATTAACTCTGCTTTGGCAAGTTTAGCAATCGCATCAGCAACAACCTTTGCATCCAACTTGGTGATGTTAACTATGTCTCCAACTTGAAGACCTTTGTTCTCTTTCAACACATTCAAGATGGCAGTTTCAACGGCATCAACGAACTCAAATTTGTACGCTTCAAAGTTGTCTGCACTTTCTCCGTATTGTTGGAATACCTTGATGTCTCTTTCATCATCCCATCCAAAAGGATTTTGTTTTGACAATGCAACGGCTTCAACTGGTGCTGCTGATGGCAACGCATCACCTCCGGCAATCGGTGGAAGATTTGCCAATTGGCGTTTCTCATTGATGGTCATATTTGACAACACATTGTTTGCAACCAACGGACTCAAAGCATTGATGGCATCGTTCAAAGATGATTGTTTCACATCGGTGATCAATGGCAATCCAAGTTCCTTTCTTGCTTCTTCGTTGGTGATAACTCCAGCGGTGAACAAAGCCTGATAGTCAAGACCGATAGGTGGTTTGTTGATGGTTTCCAACTTCACAGATGCGATAGGTTCAAGCAAGTATGCGAAGGTGTCATCAATCTTTTGTTGACGGGGTTCAATATAGGCGTGATGGAACATCTCATAGGCTTCAATCAACTCACTACGACCTCCCAATTGACCTTCCACACGAACTCCAAACAACATTGGAGAGTTGACTTTGTGTGCAACAAATATCTCTTGTTGTACGGTCTTATTCAACAAGTCAAATTGCTTGTCAAAATCCGATGGTTGAAGGTTGTTGATGACTGATTCCTTCTCTGTCGGATCGTTGTATTGGATAATTAACCCACCGGCATTGTCCGTGCCTTGATAATTTTCTTTGAATCTCCTTGCAGTTGCACGAGCTTCTTCAGGTGTGGGGATCCCTTTGAATAACTGGATGTGAGTTTGTGCCGTGAATCCGTTCTTGATGCTATTCAAATAATAGTTGGATATCTCGGTGTCAACTTCAATGTATTTCAACGCACCAACATAATCAGGCAAAGGATATTCGCCTTGTCCGGGACGGTAAAATTGGCAATAGTATATTTGCTTGGATTCCCTTGTGATTGGGTTGTAGGGCTGATAGTGGATTTTCTCCGCTTTGCTATCTGTCCAGTCAGCACAATACACGAAATCACCCTCAAGACCTTTGCGAATGTCTTTGAAAGGGATGTGATAGAATTCCGAAGGTGCGGTCTTTGCCTTGTTCCAAATTACCTCAACTGCAAACCCATTGAACAACTCGGCATCATATGCAACTTTTGCTTTGAGTTCTTCATAGGTCTCGTAGGCGTTTATATTTTTGAGTTTGGCTTCGGCTTTTGCAATCTCCTCCGTGTTTGAGCCAAATACCTCCGTACCTATTCCAGCAACATATGATGCTTTTGCAGAAACGATGGCATTGTGCTTGGGTGATTTATTGAATAACTCAATTAGGAAATCAGGATAGAGATTGTCAGCACCAAAAGTCACGAATCCTTTGGCTTTGTTCTCTTTGAAAACAGGGAGCTTGTTGTCGTGAAAGTTTAATCTTTGGAATATCATCTCTATCAAATAGCAATCAATCTTTTTTGTTTGAGAACTTGTCAATAGATGTGAATCCAAGACAAGCAATCACGATGAATTCCACCGCACTCACCAACTCTGGAGAAGGTACGATATCAGCAGGGCTGAGAGAATTATGAGCCATTGTAGCAAACAAAACAAAAGCACCGATAATGCCCACGAATCGTTTTGATGACATCTCTCCTTTGTCACCCGTGAAAATCTCTAAAAGTTTTTTCATAAATCTTTGCTTTCTAATAGTGTGTAAGTGAATGAATTGCCGTGCAAGGTGGCAGCCTTCTTGACCAAAGCCATAAACTCGTCAAAATCTGCTGACTTTTTGAACACCTGACAACCCTCACTCCAATTCTCAACATAGGTTGAATCTGCACCAGCCTTGTGGATGTTGATTCCGTAGATACCTTCGGTGATTAACTTGGTGTCGTAGGTCATATCCTTGTTGGCATCTCTGTAAACCTTGACGGGTTTGGCTTGTTTCAACGCTTCGTATTTGCCTTGATGTAATCCTATGGCGTGTGAACCACGATATTGTCCGGGAACTAAACGAGCAACGCCTTGAGCATTGTGAAATTCCTTCACTCCCTTTGTGCCGGGATCCGTTGTCGCAGCCCATTTCTTAAAATGCCACACATCACCGATTTTGTAACTCACGGTTAACAAGTCATCAAAGACATTTGTGACCTTGCTTCCAGTATCCGAATTGCGAATCCCAATGATGTTCAAGTTGTAATCACCTGATTCAAAGAACTTGTAGTTCTTCACCTTCATTGCTTGTTTGATTTTGTCTATCATTTGCCTTGTCCTTTATATGGTTTTGAACTCTTGTGTTTGTTCTTGTGCTTGGTATGTCTTCCCAATTTGTTTTTGGGTTTAGCACGGAATGATGTGATGTTTACTTTTGCCCCCATAAGTACATTCTGAAATAGTCAAACTCTTCTTTTCCACCTTCGGAGAGATAGTTCAAATAAGCATCATAGATCACTCCTTTGAACTCAATTGGTGTGGTTGTGGTATCTAATCCAGCACCTACCATCTTGACGGCATACACCTCCATTTGGTCTTGAACAACTTGCATCTGTTGAACCACGGATTCGGCTTTTTTTTCAGCATTCACCACCGCTTCTTTCAATTGCTCTTTTTCTTGCACTTTGCCTTGAACCATTTCTTCTCCTTTGGCTTTTGCTACGGATACAACTGCGGATGCTTGACGGAGATTTGATTCAATTTTTTTCAACATTGCTTCCACCTCATCAATCGGTGGTGTTGTAACTGCACCAACTGGGAAGGCAATCTCAATGGCTGCGATGAACAGACAAAACAAAATGACAAAGTATCTCATAGTTTTTTGACGGTGTTGATGATGCGAAGTTCTGTGATGGCAGCAGCCAAAGCGGAATCGGATTTCTTGAGAGCATATCCAAGACGGTCAATTTTCAAATCCAACGCCTCAATCTTCTTGTTGGAGTTTTCAAGTTGCTCGGTGTATGATGACTTGACATCATAGTATAAATAGCTCACACCTACCAATGCAAGGAAAGCAACCCCAGCAACGGGATTCTTTCGGAATTGATCAAACGAAATTGGAAGCGGATTTGCGGATGGTTTTTTTACGGTCATTTGATGCGATTAATTTTTTTAGCCCAATAGATAACAGCCAAAACGCCCGAAATAATACCAAGAATCCCCACCCCAAAGGTAACCAAAGGTTGATAAATTTGAGCAAAAGTGATGACCGCTGACGAACCGGTGATAGCGGTGGCGATTGCTGCGGTGGTATCATTCAGGTTTTTCACTATTTACAAATTAACTATTTCAACTTGATTAGGGTAAATCTTCTCAAGTGCTGATTCAACCGCATTAATCAACAAAACTTCTGCTGATAAACTTTCATAACTCGCAACGCTTAACTCTAAACCCGCAAAAGTGGTGTTAAAATCTTCAATACCTTGAATCGGTGCTTTGCCTTCTGCGATTGATTGAACACTTGCAAAAACAAATGTTGCGATTTGGGCGGGGATGATTCCGTCTTTTTGTGATTTTACATCGGCATAACCTTCTGCGATTACGCATACTGAACCCGATGGGATTGATAAACCGCTTGTTAGGTTTACGCTTGTATTAATTTGAATTGCTTTCATATATTTACAAAATTATAGAATTAGATTGATGTTATTGCCTCCCACGCAGTTGTGTATACATTCAACTTAGCGGTTGTTGTGTTGTAAATCATTAATCCCGCTGCTGGTGATGCGATGGCGTTTCTTTGCGTTGTTGTCATTCGGGGTGGGAGGAATCCTTTAGTAGTTGAATCGGCTTGTAAAATTGCAGTTGCATTTAATGATGCACCAACACTTAACCCCGCACCGAATGTATCATCAGCGTTTTTAATTTCAATGTTATTGGATGCTCTTTTTAATGATGGAAACGAAGCACTTGTACCACCAAATTGTAATCGGTTAAATGAACTTGCAGAACTATCATATAAAGCCCAAACTCCGTCACTTGATGCACCTAAATATCCCCTTGTAGAAATAATATAAGCCCCACCAGCAGAAACTGTCATATTTAATCCACAGTTGAAAGAATTTGAAGTTGTAATAATTCCATTATCTTGAACTTTGAATAATTCCGTCCCCGCACTATTCTGCACCAAAAGTGCAGTTGTGGCGGATGTTGAGCCACTGCCTTGAATTTCAAATAAATTACTGGGGGGGTTCG